CTTCCAGGACGAAATCTTGCCAAAATATCATGTCGTATTTGTCAAAAAACTACTAAATCAATTGTATTTTGGCAAAATTACTGTAAATATGGAAAAATAGAGCTTAAAAAAGACTTAAAAATTTTAAAGATTTAAGCGAAAAATTTCTGAGTTCTAGTAATCGTAGAAATATAGAGTATGGAGAATATTTAAAGAACTGGTTTTCAGAAGCGATTGTTGATGGTGCACCATTTAGTCTAAAGTATAAATGGCATAGACTTCCAATGACATTTAATCAGTATATATGGAGCTAAAGAAAGGAAGATAAAAATGGATTCTTTTTGAAGATTATATTCTATAGATTTTGATTTTTGATAAATATGGTCGAAATCTATCGATTATATCAACCATAATTTTACTTATATATGAAAACAAAGATAAGGAGTGAAATTATGGTTGGTATTTATAAAATTACAAATATAATTAATGGTAAATGTTATATTGGACAATCAAGAGATATTCATGCTAGATGGAAAAAACATCTATATGCTTATAAAAATTCTCCAGACTATAAATTATATAGAGCTTTTAAAAAGTACGGAATTTCAAAATTTACTTTTGAAATTATAGAAGAGTGTGAAATTGATAAATTAAACGAAAGAGAAATTTATTGGATTTCTCAATATAATAGTTTTAACAATGGGTATAATATGACTTTAGGTGGAGAAGCATTTAATGGTGCTAATAATAAAACAGTTTACCAGTATGATTTATCTGGAAAACTTATTGGTGAATATAAATCAGCACACGAGGCGGAAAGAATTTTAAAAATTCACTTTACAAATATTTGCAAAGTATGTCGTGGAGAACGGAGAACGGCGGGAGGCTTTGGTTGGTCTTATGAGAAGAAAGAAGTAGAACAACCAATTAAAACGACTATAAAACATAATACAGCAGTTTTGCAATATGATAAATCTGGTAATTTTATTGCTGAATTTCAGTCAGCAAAAGAAGCTAGAAGACAAACTGGTATTAATGATACTACTATTGGATTAGTATGTAAAGGCAAAGGCAAAACAGCTGGTGGATATATTTGGAAATATAAAGAAGAACAGAAAATATGAGACAAATTATTGAGAAGAATAAATGGAAAGAGGTATGGTAAATGTTAGAAACTTTTCTTTTTATAGCTTGGGTTCTATTTCTTATAGTATGGGCGATTTTTGCAATTTTAACTCTAGTAACTCATGACCGAGTTTGCTTGACTTTGATGTGGGTTTTTATTATAATTGTAAATATTCTTTGCATTGCTATTATTCTTATTTAAGGTAAAAAGATATGTATTCTAGTTTAGATAACTTAACTAATCAATTAAATTATGGAATATGTGCGCAGTATAACGAGATAGATAGACGAATTAACGCTCTTAAATTAGAAATAGTTCAAGCAGAAATGAATAGTAGTCTATCTCAGATGACAGATTGCGTTAATATTTCTTTCTACGGTGGAATTGGAAATCAATTATTGGCATCAACTTGTAATGCTATACCTAAAAGACCAGCCCTAGAGCCAAAGAAACCTACCATAGAAGAAATGGATAGAATATTATTTCCAGTAAATCCAATAAGAGATTGGGCAGAACGAGAACAAAGGAAGATAGAAGAAAAGTATAGCTGGTTAAAGGAGTTTTAAATGTTTTTATTATATTTAGTTTTATTGGAGTTTTGGATTATTTTTGAGTCTGCTTTTATTATATTTAAGATAATGGCATCAAAGAGTATGGCGCAGACTAAGGACTTTTTTTGAGAATTGTTCAAGTTTTATTTCTTTAATAGGTCTTGTAATTGCAATAGCAATTCTTATCGTAACATTTTTTATTTAAGAAGGGAGCAGATATGTTATCTATAATTGGCGTAGTATTTATTGGCTTGTTCATTGTAGGAATGTTGTTTGCAGCCTTTGCTTATGATACAATTTATAGTTGGACAAAAAAGAAAATAAGCATCTATTTAACTGTAATGATATGGTGTGCAGTTATAGGATATTTAGGGATTATTTTGGGATATTATTTTAATTTGTAGAGCAGGCGCGATGTCTGCTCTTTTTATTTTGGGAAAATAAGTGACGGAAATAAATTATGGGAGCGCGCTGTCTTAATATTTTGGGAAAAGTTTGAGAAGTAAAATATTTTGCAGAAATTCTGGGTTAGAATTTTTTGAAAATTTTCCAAAAATTTGAGAGCGATAAAATTTTCCGAAAAAATTAGGAGAGGAGAAGAAAAAAGTTTACGTTAAAGATGTATGAGGAGAATTATAAGTATACGTATAAGTATACTTATAAGTATATGTATAAATATATGTATAAGTTAAACGTATAAGTAAAGGAGAAACCTCTTGGAGCGAAGCTCCAAGAGGCAATCTTATAAGTATAGAGTAAGTTAAACGTATAAGTAAAACGTACACGTATACTTATACGAATACTTAGATGTAAGGGGCAGGGAAGTTAAACGTCTACGTATTCGTATAAGTATACGTATAAGTATATGTATACGTAAGGGATAGGAGAAAGGGTATAGCCATAAGGGGAAAGGAGTAGATGAAAAAAGGATAACGAAAGGGCACCCTAATTGTCTCTATAAAACATAGAAGTATACGTAGAAGTATACGTACTTGTCCCCTTTCTACGAAGTCCGAAGTCAACTTCCAGCCCTTTCTAATACCACAAGAACTTTATGTTGCTTTAGTAGGGAGAAAAAGAGTTATTGAATAAAGAAATGTGTAGTCAAATAAAAAAATGTCTTGTTAAATAAAAAGAAAGAAAAAAATGTGCCAAGCCCAAAATTCCCCACATTTCAAATTTTTTCTTTCAAGTATAAAAAAAGAGAGGCGATTAAGCCTCTCTTCTTCTTTATTCAGTTACAGGAGTAATCTCGCCATCCAGATTTACATCGAAGGACTCTACTCCCATCGGAAGGGTGTAGCCCTTCTGAGTGCCCTTACCCTTAATCTTCACGTCAACCTTAGCGGCCTTACCTTCCTCGACGAGACGTCTCAAAAGCCCGCTCGCCTTCTGAACAGATACCTCAAGGACGGCCGCCACATCAGTAGCAGTCTTAGGTTCGTCACCCAGAATTTCATCAGTAATCAGTCGAAGGAGCGGCTGGTTTTCCTGAGCCTTCTTAGACAGCGTGTTGCGCCGCTTCTCATTGGCCGCGTCCATCTTCTCCAGCTCCTCAGACGCAAACAGCTTAACCTGCTCGTCAATCTCGCCATTCATAATCGCAGTATAGAACTCTCTCTTAGTCATCTTATCCATAATTAACCTCTTTCTCGCGTAGGCCGCGACCCATAAGTTTTTATTAAGTAGGAAGATTACTTTCTCCCTTACTTTCTATATATATTATACTAGGAATTTTAAGATTTTTCAAATTTTCTTATCCTTATTCCCAGCGGAAAGGGTACTGCCTTAATTCCCCTTTCCTTATCTTCTATATATATTATATAAAAAATTCGTAGCTTTTTTAAATTTTATTTTCTAATGAGATTGCGCGGCCGCCTCAAAATTTGACAGCTTCTAAAGTTTGCAGCTTCTTTAAAATTTGCAGCTCCTGGGAATTTGAAAAAAGAAAAAATTTGCAGCTCGTTTGCAGCTCCTGGCGCAGCTTTTTCACAGCTCGTTTGCAGCTCGTTTGAAAATTTGACAAATGGAAAAATTTGACGGCCCGGGCATGCGCAGAAAAAGACAACAAAAATTTGACAAAAATAAAAATTTGAAAGAACATATGTTCGATTAAAAATATGCTTGACATTTGACAAAACGTATGATATAATTATAATGGGGAAAATTTGACTTTTGGCGCGCCCGGGCAAGATTAAACGGAGAAGTTGCCCGGACAAAGTTAGCCATCTCTAACCGACATAGAAAAAAGAGATGCCTTTCGGCATCTCAACTTTATTCCCCCTGTACCTCTGTATTTCTAAGATAGAAACGAAGTGCGTTTTCTATCGTCTCTAAATCTTTTGCCTTTTCGCGCCCTCTAATTTTCTCAACTAGATTCTTTCTATCCATCACCCTTCCCAAAACAGAAATTACATTGACCTTTTCCTCAAAAGAAATCTTTTTCATTTATCATTTCCCCTTTCGTTATACTTATTATACCACATCTTTAAGAGTTTGTCAAGCATTAGATTTGAATTACATATTCTTTTTTTATTTTAATCGTTATTTCTTTTACTTCTTCTGAAATAATAAATCTATCGTTGGGAATATAAGAAAAGTTATTATCTTCTCTATATTTCAAAATGAAATTATCTTCTACTCTTAATGTTGTATAAACCGATACGGCGGGAGAAATCCAAAGAATGTAAATTGATTCTTTATAATTCATTAAATGTTGTGTCATTCTTTGAATAATATTACAAGTAGTTCCAATTTTAAATTTATGATTCTTACTATCTCCAATCTGAATGAAATAGATATATCCTTTTCTATCCCACTCTTTAAAACTTTTTGGAATCTTTACATTAGAATAGATTCCCCGCACGCCATCAACATATTTTCTTTCCAAAATAGTTTCCATTTATATTTTTCCTTTCCTCTCTTTGATGTATTTATTATAACACGTTTAAAAAGAAAAGTCAAGAAGAATTTTTATTCATTTTAATGTATATTTATGCACGAATGCCCGGGCAACCGCTTTGGTCTTTTACCAGAGTGAAGTGAATGGATATAAAAAGAGGACGCTTTGCGCCCTCGTCATTACTCCCAAAGTTCACCATTGATTTCTGGATTTCTTTTAATACATTCCACAAAAATTTCCTTTTCAATCATCACATCTTCAAGTCCTGTATGACTTTCAATAAAATCATTGTTTCTTGTTAAGTATCTATAAAGAATTTCGGCGGTATATCGTCTTTGTCCTCTTTTTGTCATGTATCCGTTTTCAAAACAGAATGCGCCGTATTCGTCATCTTTACCAAAAATTTCTCTTGCCATTTTCAAAGTATCCCAAATTTCAATACCATAAGGGAAGAAATAACGATACTTTGAAGAAGTCAAAAATCTTTGTGTTACGTTGGTAGAACGATAATCAAAACGTGCATTGTGCGCCGCAACAATTTTTATATTGTACTGGTCGCATACATCACGAAAGATTCTTTTCACTGTTTGGAATCTGCGCAACTGTCTTTTTCCATTTTTAATATCTTCCCAATACTGCGGAATTTTATCCGCAAAATACGCTTCTTTCATCATTTCCTTTTCGTCAAGAAAAATATCTGCAATCACATAGGAATGGGTTTCATATACTTTTCCTGTTCTATCAATGACCGCAAAACCCACATCATAGCAAAAAGGGTCGTCAATAGTGTTTGCAGTTTCGGTGTCAATTACAATAATCTTTTCATCATTCATTTTAGTTACCTCTTTCTTTTGATATACTTATTATAAACCAAAATGAGAAGAAAAGCAATAGTAATATTGCACAAAGATTCCCTTTTGTTTTTGTCTATTTTACCGGCGCGCCCGGACGCTTTCGCGCAGTAAAGTGGTGAAGTAAAGAAGAAATAAGAAAAGGCGAACAACTGTTCGCCCTCTCTTTTACTTTACTTCGTTTCTCTTTTCCTCGGCTTCCTTTTTCTTTCTCCTATATTCCTCATCACGTTTGATTTTCTTTTCCTTTTCCGCCTGACGTTTGGCGGCAAGTTCTGCCTTTTGTTTCTGTTTGATTTCGTATTCTTCCGCCATTGCGTAACCGTCATAGGGTTCAGTCCCCTTATTTGCGCCTGTCGGAATCTTGGCGGTAATTACCAAAAAATCCTCGTTTCCCTCGGCGTCCACAATGGGAAAAGCAATCTCATTGCTACCCACTCGCAGAACTTCTTCCTCGGCTTTGAAAAACTCAGTGAGTTTCCGAATGTAATATTCTTTCATTTCCTCACGGAGTGCCTTTCTCGATTTCGCCATATTTATGACCACCTTTCCTTTTTTCTGTAATTATTATAACACAAATTTCTGAAAAAGTCAAGTTTTATTTTGAAAAAACTTGGGAAAAATCTCAACTTCTTTTTTATATCTACCCCCTTTCTGTAGTTATAGTATACCAGATAAATAATAAAAAAGCAATAGTCAAAGTGACGAAAATTTTCTATAAAAATTGTGCAATTCGCCCGGCGCGCCCGGGCGACGCCATCACTTTAAAGTGGTAAAGCAATCAAACAAAAAGAAAAGGCAGTCATTACCTAACTGCCTCCAAAATATCTAAAATATTATTGACATCAAACGCCAAATTTTCACTATTTCTACAAGACCATTCTTTTCTGTTGCGTTCTTCATCATCAAAAAGAATCCCATCACCAAACATATATTTAGGAGTGCCATATTCTACAATATGGATTTCATCAAAGTGAACGCTTCCTAAATGACGAGTAAGCCACTTCTTTTTTGCTTCCGTTACTCTTTCGTTATACTCTTGATTTCCATTTTTAGAAAGCCAAGAAATAATTCCTACTGTATAACCAAGATTTTGAAGTCGGTGAATTTCTTTCCCCAATTTACGCATATCAACGAGCGGGCGCGCTTCTCTATAAGGTTTCGTCTGTTTTTTCTGCAAGTAATCCAACCAGTTTTTTACACCGTAGAAGTTGGCGATTGTTCCGTCCATATCGAAATAAATACCTTTCATATCTTTATCTTCCTTTCTTCTTTCTGTAATTATTATAGCACGATTTTTCTCATTTGTCAAGATTTTTTTCTTTTCTTTTTGAATCTTTCGTATAAAAAACTTTATATTCTTTTGCATATACGTTTTCTATTTCATCATCACATACCCAAGAAATAGAAACAATATTTTGTAACGGATACATAACGCCGTTATCATCTTCAATATATCCGTCTGAACGAACATCATACATAATATATTCTGGACCATTACAACTTATTGCGCTTTCATCAACATAATTAAAACCAGAATAAGAATGTTCCTTTCCGTCAATCGTAACAAAGTTACAAATAAAATGACGAATAGTAGTAGTTATCAAAACGGAATCAGAATATAATTTTTTAATACGTTCAAACATTTTTCTTACCCCTTTCTTTTGATATATATATTATAAACCTTTTAGAAGAAAAAATCAATAGTCAAAGTACACAAATCGAACCCAACTTTTTTGTATGATTTGCCGAGTGCCCGGGCAACGCCATCGCTTTAAAGTGGTAAAGTGCTAAAGCAATAAAAAAGAGAAATGGGGCGACTATTGCCGCCCCTAATCTCATTATTCCGCTACTTCCTCGGAACCGTCTGCAATAGCATACGCTTTCTGCTTACCCTTTTTCGGCACCTTGATTTCCTGAACAGTCAACGCATCCTCTTCGACCAACTGACGGCAGAGTGCAGACGCTTTCTGAACCGAAATCTCACACGCTTCCATAACCTCGCTTGCAGTGTGGAAACCGCCCTTTTCAGTCAGGAACTTTACAATTTCCGCCTTGATGGGTTCGTTCTCTTTCTGCGCCTTGGTAGGCTTCGCAGCTCTTGCGGCGTTGCGCTTGTCAAGCTTTTCCAGCTCAGCTTCGGCGTGTTCTACCAGCTCAGCGCTGATGTTAGTCATGGAAGCGATTGCGGTAAAGAATTCACGATTAGTCATAGTATTTTCCTTTCTTGCCTTTTCGGCGTTGGCGTTGGTCGCCACCCTTTTTATTTATCAGAGGGGTTCCTGTCCCCTTTGACATCTTTATTATATCACATTCGGCTCAGTTTGTCAAGAGTTTTTCAAACTTTTTTTTCGGAACCTTGGGAAGTGATTTCCCTTTTTCCTTTCCTTTATTGTATCTATATTATAACTGAAATTTCCTAAAAAGTCAATCGTCAAAATCACCAACGAAAATTTGATTTTTTGTGCAAATCGCCGGGCGCCCGGACAAGTTCATAACTTCAATGCTTTAACTGGATAAAGCGGCGCCCGGGCAATCGAACAAATGTTTTTTTGAAGAAAAAGAAAAAAGGGACGGCACGCCGTCCCCTCTCTTTAGTATTCAATTCTTGCCAAACCGAAATATCTTCCTTTTTTGAAATCTTTTTTGTTGCAAAGATAGAAAAAGTTGTAATCTTCTTCCGTCTTGAAAGTAATAAACTTGCGTTCCCAATTATCGAATACCAACATCTTTTTTACCTCTCTTTTTTTGTTTTCTTTTCCGTGTCTTTATTATAACATGCTTTAAAAAGAAAGTCAATACTTTTTTGCAAAAAATTTTCTATAATTTTAGGAAAAGAGCGGGTGACAATTTACCCGCTCCATTTTTATTAGATATATTCTGGAATTTCTTTGTTGAATAAACGTGCATACGCAACCGCAATTCCTGTTTTTTCGTCAAATTCATCTTGCGGGGAACAAATCGCACATGAAGTGTAAACTTTTTGGGAAATCCACGATACCATTGTTAAAATGGTAATATTTCGGATAAATTTTACTGAAAAGGTATAACGAGATTCTTCCATTTCTTTTTTTTCGAAAAGCATTTCATTTATCCAATTTTTCCTCTTTTCCTCATCGGTCAAATATTTTCTGAAAAATACTCTACCGTCATTCGTGTAAGTAACTTCCAACGGGTCACCCTCATGAATATTTAACTTCCGCCGAATTTCTTTCGGAATCACAACGCGACCCAAATCGTCAATTCTTCTCACAATACCAGTTTTTCTTTCCATAGTTCATCTTTCCTTTCTAATTTTGGGAATTTTTATCCCCTTTGTTTTATTACAAATATATTATAACATAATTTTCTGAAAATGTCAAGATTTCAAATTAACCAAAACGATGAAAAAATTCCAGTCACTATATACATAATTTGGATTGAAGTTGTGAATCTGAACTTCACAAAAACCCAAGAAAACCCAAAGTAAAAATAAACCGCTAAGAATAAAAGGGATATTCTTCAAAAAACTAATCATAAACTTTTTCATTTCCGTTTACCTCTCTTTCAGTATCTATATTATATCATTTTCTTCTAAGAAATACAAGAGTAATATTGCACAAACCTACATAGATTTTTATGTACATTTCGACGAATCGCGCCCGGGCAATCAAGAATAAAGATATTTCTTAGAACTATTGTTCTTTTTATTTATTAAATAATAAATCTTTGTTCTTTACTATCCTCTTATTATCTTATATCAATAAATAAAGATAAAGAGAAAGAATCCTTTTCTATCGAACGTACTTTCTCTTTTAGCTACTCTCTTTTATTTGGTTTATATTGATTCTCATATACTCCATTTTATAAATACTTTATAACTCATAACCAGAGAAAAGAGAAACAACAGAATAACCTTTAATCGGTGCACCATCTTCATCAAGATACTTTTCAATTTCGCAATAAGTCCCCGTAAAGATTTCTCTATTATTTTCGTCGTAAACTGCATAATTATCGATATTCATTATAATTCCCTCTTACTTGATATTCATCGTGTTTCTAATGGCTTCCGTTACTCGAAAGATAAAGATTGTAGCTTTAGATTCAAAGCCATATTTACTAATTGCTTTATCTTCCATTCTCTCAATAATAGCTTTCATATCAATACATCTCCTCTTGTTCATCTACAAAGTAGTGGTCTATGTCGTTCCAATCAATGGTTACTCCGTTTCAGAGCTTCGCGGGCTTCGTGGCGTTCAGTTCATCAGCTTCTTTCTGAGCTTCTTCTTTTGTCTTATAGGTGTAGTATGCTAGATAGGTATCGCCCTTCTTTGTTTCGTAGCATATAACCGTCATCATCATTTTAGTGCGCTCCTTTCCACGACCTTAGAGGTCTTAGCCTCTAAGGTTCATCAGTGTTCTTTCGTCTGTGAATGTTGCTTTTGTATACTTGACCTGATAAGCTACACCATTCAGATTCATATCGCCGCCGTCAGTGAACTTCAAATTGCTTTTCGTTTCCAGCTCTCCACCGAAAGCCTGTGCAACCAACTCTTCAAACAGTTGCCCGCGATTCTTCCGGCTGTTCGCTTTCAGGTTTTCAAGGTATTCCACCGTGCAGATAGCCTTGACTTCCTCAGCCTGTGCGCATACCATAACCCATTGCTTCCCATTGGGCCGATACTTCAAGCTATAAGTTCCGCCGTTCTTACTACTTGCCTTGTCAACATAGGTCAAGAACGGAAGCAGGTCACGAGCATCCATTACACGAGCGGCGTATACCATGCCATTGCAAGCATACCCGAATACATAAGAATGAGTATATGCCTTTTTATTATATTCATTTACCAAATACGCCTTGATTGTTTCCTTTTCGGTCATTGTCTTGTACTCCTTTCCTTTTCTGTGACTATAGTATACCATAGACCCGGAAAGAAGTCAATACCTTTTTTTAATTTTTATAATAAAATAACGCACAAAGAAAAGGAAACTTTTTTGTCTATTTTGCTACTTGAAGAAACGACAAAAAGAAACAAAAAAACTTTAGCGATTTACCGCTTTAGTCCTTTATCACTTCACCGTGTTAAAGGGGTACACTTTAATGCTTTAAAGTGCTACCGGGGTAGTGTTTTAGGAATTTAGCACTTTAGCACGCTAAAACGTCCGGGGCCTGGAAACAAAGACCCGAAAATAATAAAAAAGGTGGAAACTTTATAAATATTCCACCAAACGAAATTTTCCCTCATAAGAACGAGTCCCATTTACCCATCTTGAAATTGTTCCCTTACTAACTCCTATTTTTTTAGCAGCTTCAGTTACAGTATCAAAAAATAAATCCTCTTTCTTTAAAGTTATTATATGGACTTTTTTTGTTGAACAACCAGTTTTTAATACGTGTCTAGCATGATAACTGTTTTCAGATAATGTCATCCATTCAAGATTTTCTAAACGATTATCTAATCTATTTCCATTTTTGTGATTAACTGTTAAATTCTCCCAATTATCTATTGGATTAAAAGTAGACAATACAATACGATGTATGAATTCTTGAATGGTACGTCCATCTATACGAAAATCTACTGCCAAATATCCTTTTGATTTTTTACCAGATAAAATTCTACCAGAAGGATTAACTTTATAACTTTTTATTCTGCCCATATCAGATACTTCATACCCTGGATATTTTAAGATTGGTTTCCATATTTCCATTATTTTTACCTCCGTTTTTTCTCATAATTAAAGTAATTTTTTATAAACAAAATACACTATTTTGGAAACACTCAAAAAAGACCCACGAACTCAAAAAATCATTTCTAGTTACGAACCTAAAATCCCGCTGTAAGGTATTGAAAGAAAACCGTAATAATTGCAATAGCCACAATTATGCCACCAATAAAAGTTAATAGTTTTCCCAATTTTGTCTCACTAAACCATAATAAAGCCGCCAAGATAATTATCGCTAAAAATCCCATTTTTCTTCTTCTCCTTTCTAAATATATTATACTAAAAATTTTAAAATATTTCAAATCTTTCTTAGAATTTGACGCACTGACAGTAGATATGGTATAATATAGATGTGAGAAAGAAAAAGGAGTAAACCAATAATGAATAGATTAAATCTTGATTTTTCTCTTCAAAGTAATGAAGAAAGAATTAATTTTTTAAGGGAATATTTGGCGCAAGAAGTCTTCATTAAGAAGCCTTTAACGGAAGAAGAACTTGAGACATGCGCTAACTATGTTCTTTGGGGAAAAGACCCAGACGGGAAAAACCCCGTACAAAAAAAGGAAATCCAAATTAAAACAAGAAGCGGAATTTGGGATAAAAAAGAAGAGGAGTCTCTTGATGCCTTACTAGAAACGCCGACCTTTAACGAATCCCTCATCGTTCGTCCTAGTGAAGCTCGTCCTAAAATTACAAGAGAAGTTTTTTCCCGAAAAGAAGCTCTCGCAAAAGCACCACCCCACATTAAAGAAGTTTTTACTGACCTTTTTAAGGAAATAGATAAAACTGACCTTATACTTAATTACTATGACCTCGCGCACGGAAAAAGAAAAAATCCCCCTCGTCCAGAACTTCTTCAAGCCTTCTTAGAAGAAGAACAACAGAAATTTAAGGAACGCGCGCAAAAACTTAATCAATACAAATATCTTAAAATGCGCCACCTCTTAGTAGAATTGCGCAGGCAGCAATTTACTCTTAAAGATTCGTACTCAAATTTAATTCAAAGAGATACAATTCGCCCGATTGAACCGCCGCCATCTTTCTTAACTTTTGATTCTGATGCGACAGTTCTACCGCTTGGATTATATAGTGACCAAGAAGTAGCTTCAAAAATTTTCTTCTCTGAAGAAAATCTTATTCCTAGTTCTTTCTCTGAAAGTGACCTCAAAAAAATTTCCAAATTCTACTGGGATAAACAAAAAGAACAAAGAACTCCTTTCTTCTTTGATTTTAGAGAAGTTGAACACGTTTACAATCTTTTTCTTTTATTTTTTGAATTAGAAGATTCTAGCTTAGAAGGTCCTCTTGATTCGACTACAAAATATCTTCTTCGTACTTTAGAGTATTATATTGAAATGGCGCAACTATCTGAAGTACAACAAAAAATCCTTGACCTTAAAATGAAGAAGGTTAAAAATCAAGATATAGCAGATATGGTAAATAAAGAATTTGGGAAATCATATACTGCAAACTATATATCGACTATCTTTCGTCAAAAAATAATTAAACAGATTAACGAGGCGGCGGCCTATCACGAACAAATCATTCAAAACCTTTTCTTTTCAGAAGAATTTAAAAAATGCTCTACTTGCGGCCGCACCTTGCTTAAAAGTCCTCGTAATTTTGTAAGGAAGTCGCGCTCAAAAGATGGATATGCGAACAAGTGTAAATGTTGTGATAAGAAAGATAGACAAAATAAAAAGAATCAGGAGGAGAAGAAAAACGTATGAGTTTTAATATTGATGAAAGTAAGGTTTCTCCAAAAACCTTCCTTTCTTTTATAGAAGAAGTTTCAAAACTTTCGGAAGTCGAGTTTGTTGGGCTATCAAAAATTCTTTGTGTCCCAATCTTAGATAAAGATGAAAATGAAAGACCTTTTGAAGAAATTTTATCTGATATGATGGATAAATTTTTAATGGTAAAAAGAGGAAAAAGAAAAGAAATTTTAAAGATGATTAAAGACGTAAATCGCGCTAAGTCATTAGATTAAGAGGTGTAAGTATGAAGCCAAATATTCCAAAACAAAGAAAGCCTTTTATTTTAAAGACTTGTAGTAGATGTAATGGGAGTTTTGGCCCAGATGCTTTTTCAGAAACAAAATCTTTCTTTTATAAAGATGGATATTTACCGATATGTAATTCATGTATAGAGGAATATCTAGTTGAAAATAATTTTGATTGGGAAGCTGTAGATAAAGTTTGTCAATATGCAGATATTCCTTTTGTGCCATCTGAATTTGAAAGGTTACATGAAATGAATAGAGATAAAGTTTTTCCAGTGTATGCTAAAGTATTTCTTTCATCAGATTATAACGGTCTTGACTGGGGAGTATATTTTAGAAGATTTAAGGAATTAAAAGAAGCTGGGCTTATAGATGATGAACTTCCGGTTATTAAAGAGAAGAAACTTTCTCAATTAAAGGAAAAATGGGGAGCGAATTACGATGAAGAAGAACTACATTACCTTGAAGGATTATATGATGGTATGCTTCAGACTCAGAACGTAAATGGCGCGCTTCAAGACGACCAAGCGAAAAAACTATGTAAGATTTCTTTAGAGATAGATTCAAGAATTAGAGAAGGAAGCGATTTTGATAAGATTCTTTCTTCCTATGATAAACTTGTAAAAGTAGCAGAATTCACTCCAAAGAATGTAAAAAATGCAACTGATTTTGACTCAGTTGGAGAGGTATTTAGATGGCTTGAAAAGCGTGGCTGGGTTAATAAGTTCTATGATGGAGTTACTCAAGATGTCGTTGATGAAACAATGAAGAATATTATGAACTTTAATCAACGTTTATATGTTAATGAATCTGGAATTACAGAAGAGATTGAAAGAAGATTATCCGCTCTTAAAAACGCCCAAGAGCTTGAGAACTATTATAATACAGATAAAGAATATGACCTAGATGAATATGACAATGCTGGTTATGATGAATTAATGAAAGACGAAGACTTTCAGGTGGAATTAGACGATGAGCAGTCTTAAACTTATAGTTAATCAAGATTTAACAAGACTAGGGGCGTCAATCCAAAAACATGAAAAAGAAGGCATTGAAATTGAAAAAGGTGCAATACTTACTGAAGAGTATTTAATTCGACATGAGGATTTATTTAGAAAGTATTGTGAATTTTTCTCGGCTTATCCAGATTTATTTATTGATTTAATTACTCCATCAGATTCAAACTTTAGTTTATTCTTCTATCAGAGAATTTTCTTGCGCGCGTGCCTACGCTATCGTTATCACTATTGTACCGCTTGTCGTGCATTCTCTAAAACTTTCATATCCATTCTTGCTCTTTATTTAGAATGTATGTTCATGCCGGGAACAAAACGATTTATCTGCGCGCCAGGTAAGAATCAGTCTGCGAAGATTGCCAAAGATAAAATTTATGAAATTTGGGATAAATTGCCACTACTTAAAAAGGAGATTATTGGTGACGGTAATTTTGGGAAAGATTATGTAACTTTAATGTTTAGAAATGGTTCGATTTTCGACGTTGTTGGCGCGCTTGATACAGAGCGTGGCGGAAGAAGGCACGGTTTCGAAAAAATCTTCTTCCTCCCCAATTTTATATAATAAAAATAAATATATTTTACTTATATATAGAAGATAATACGGAGGTATTAATATGGTAGGATATATTTATAGAATAACTAATAAAGTTACTAATCAAAATTATATAGGTCAGACAATAGACATTAATAGACGAAAAAGAACTCACTTTAA